CTGCGAGTTTTGCTTGATTTATTGCATTAAAGTTTATTTCTTTTCCACTCATAATTCTGAGCTTCATTGCACTTCGCATACTACCTTCAATATCTAAAGCTTCCCGCATCATTGCGTTCATTTTCTTTACATCTAAACCTTGCTTTTTTATTTCTAATCCTTTTCTTGCTTCTGCTAGTGCTTGTTCGTGAGATAAACTACCGAGCTTCATTTGATTCAGAACTAGCATTTCCATAGCGGGACCCGCAGTCATACCCATTGAGGTTGCCATTGCTTCAATATCATCCGTTAATTTAGTTTGATTATGCCCAGCGTTTTTGAGTGACCTTGCTAATGATGTACCAGAAGCGTCATCCCCACCTAATAACTTTGTAAGTCTAGTTGCATCTGTTATTAATTGTGATGGAACTTGTACCCTACCCATAGTGTCTACTAAAGCCATAGCAGATGCTCGCATTTCCTCAGTTGAATAAAGTAACCCCTCCATAGAGTAGCTAGCTCCCATAATATTAGCTTCAAGTGCAGTTGAATCTTTAGCACTCATACCCAATGTTTGGTTTAATTCAATACCACGCCTAACCATATCGATTATAAACTTTAGTGCAGCTGTGAGAGCTACCACCATTATAGCTACAGCAGTCCCAGCGGCTAACATTTGACTTACTAATTGGCCAGCTGGTCCAAGTGAACCTAATAATTCATCTTTTGCACCCTTTAATCCATCTTTAAGTGTTTTGGTAGTATCTGCTTCTTCTTTGGATTTAACCAACAGTTGTTTTGCTGTATCTAATCTTTTGTAATGCTCTGCGTTTATTGCCTTACCTTTGGAAACGGCTTCATCTAAGAGTTTATCCTGAGCTTGTTTAATTGCTTCAATTTTGTCTTCGGTAGATACTGATTCTAATAATGATTTGTTTAAATCTTGTTGAACAATTTGAGCATTGGTAGATATTCTTTCTTTATTTTTGACAGACTGAAGCAGTTTGTCTTGAAGACCTTGCTCCAGTTCTCTGAGAGTAATCTCATCCTGAAGAAGTTTATTAAATTCACTTTGTTCTTGATTCTTTTTTGCCATTGCAATTATACCGAATTAAATAATCTATCTACCCATTTTTCTTTTTTGTGCTTCAACTGCTCTAAACGCTTTTACTAATGCGGCTAAATCTTCTTTATCTTTAGTAGTTGGTGCTGATTTTATTAAATCATCTATTTGAGATTTAACATTATCTAATGTATTTTTTAACTTACTCCGTTTACTTTTAAAAATATCAAATAAACCCTCACTAACCTCTAGTTCATTAAAGATTTCCTTAACAGTTGATAGTTTTATTTTTGCCATAATAGATTCCTTATTAAGTTACTTATCTATAAATATGTAAATACCCAACATTTCTGTTGGGTATCCTATTATCTTTTTGATTTAGCTTTTTTCATAGCTGTATCATGTTGCTTCTGTTCTTCTTTTTTAAATTCTATTATTTTACTGATGTAGAATTTCCTAGACCAAACGGGTAGGTTATATACATCTGTAAATGTAAATCCACCATTACCATGATAGATTAAATCAAATATTTGGGAATGCAACTGCTTTCGGTAGTTAAGACTTAGGCCAAAAAAACCCGGCCTCCATAGGCAGTAGCATATTCCTCCTTTCACCAGTCTCATCTGATACAAATTCCCATGTTAAATCTATATCAGGTGTAACTTCACTTATATGCGTTCTTAAAGCCTTTGAATCTACTGCGAATAACTCATTATCCACAAAATTAGTGATTATCTTTTGGTCGTATTCACCATCAACTGATAAAATCATATTTTTTAATCGAGTTGTTAAATCTTTAGAGGTTTCATCTTTTAATTTCTTACGTGCTTTTTTACTTTCTTCTAACTGATGTTTAATCTTACGTTCTTTACTTTCAGTTAGTGCTTGAAATGTTACCATTCTCTTAGAGCGGGGTAATTCAAATTCGTATTCGTTTTTGTTTAATTCAGTTTGGCCTGAACCATCATACCCTTTGTTTTCAAATTGAGTTAAATCAATTATATCTTTCTGAGTTATGTTTGATGTGGTAGGGTCATCGATTTCAACTTCGTAATCTTTACCATAACCTAAAACACGCGATGCTATCATAATTGCGTTTTTATCGCCTGTTACTAAATCAACGTATTTGATTGGCAATCCATCACCATTCGATATAATTAGTGCTTGAAATAATCTATCCAATACACTACCATCTTTAATGTATGACTGTGTTGTAAGGATATCTTCCTCTCTGGCAGTCATATATTTTAATTCTATCTTTCCTGATGATAATGGATTATCTTTTGGATAAACCAACCCATTTGAAGGTAATTCAATTATTTCTGTTGGGAATTTGTAATCTGAAACTTGCGTTTGTGCATGTTGTTGCTTTGCGAGTTCCACCATATCTGAATTAGACATGGGCTTTGATGAATAATCATCTTGTAGTTTTTCACTCATATAGTAATCTCCGTTTTTATAACTTTGTTCGTATATAAATATGAAAAAAATACTTTATAAACAAAAAACCCCACCATCTCTGGTAGGGTTATAAATTTTATTAATAATTCGGTAATTCTGAATTAGAAATTTAGTATTGCGTAATCAAATGTAAGTGTTAAATCTACAGTTGCGATATCTTCTCCAGTATAATCCATATCTGAGAATTTTGCTGATTGAATAAATGCACCTTTTAGTTTCCACTCTTCTACTTTATCACCAACAGGACCCAAACTGTTAAATGTGATATCTTTTTTGTAGAAATCAGAGTATCCATCTCGTCCTGTTACAGATTCATGGTGTAATCTTACCCATTCCATAGCTGCTTGTGCTGCTGAAGGAACTACTGGGTCATATAGTGTAATTGTTAAATCACTCCACTCACTTCTACCTTTTACATATCTTTTAACGTTAATGTGGTCGATAGTGACTTTACCGTTTGTTATTTCTGGTCTACCTGCTGCTTTTACTAAGTATGCTGGGATTCCCTCTATATACATAATAAATCGATTCGACATTTTTGGTTCGAACGATGTAAACATTACTTCTGTTGGGTCTAATAATTGTGCCATTTAATTTCTCCGTTGTTATTCAACTTTATTTCTTTACTATAAATATCCAACTTTTTAAAAAAGATGAAGTTCCCCACCGAAATGGGGAACTAATCTTTAATTTAAGATGGGAATGCAGCGCCAGTCGGTAGTACGTTGAAATCAAGTACAATGAATTCTGCTGTTTTTGCAGGTTGTAAGAAAATCTCACCTACCATAATGTTTCTATCAATTACATCAGGAGTGTTGTTGGTATCATCCATAACTACTCTAAATGCGAATAAACCTTGTCTTTGTTGGATTGATTCCAAATAAGGATTTACGATTGATAAGAAACGATTTCGTGTCGCTGCTGTATTATTTTCAAATACTAAGTAACGAGTTGAAGATGCGATAAACTTCTTAACTGCGATTAATAATCTTCTTACATTAATTCTATCCAATGCGGATGGTTTAGCTTGTAAGGTTTTTTGTCCAAATACAGTAACTCCTTGACCAGGGAACGTTGCGATAGGATTTACTCTACCTTCGTAAAGTGCATCTCTCTCAACTCTAGTCAATCTACTCTTAGCTTCAATAACGTTAGTTAATCCACCACGATTTAAACCAGCTGGTGCGAACCATTCGGCTGCTACTGAATCGTTAAATGCAATAACACCCGGTAGAACTACAGATGGTGGAACCCATACAGGTTTGTTTTTATCTGAATTTAGTATCTTAACCCATGGGTGATAAGATGCTACATAATTTGAATCAAATGGTTGAACTGTGTTTACAATTGTTGATATTGAATCAGCGTATGCTCCAGCATCCATTATAAAGAATGCATCCTGTCTGTCTTCACACATATCTTTAGCGAATGTAGTAACAGATGAATGTAATCTGTGGATTAACCCTGGCAATACTAACATATTAATATCAAATTCATCAGGATTAGATACTGAGTTAATAGCTTTTCTAAATGCTACCGTTCCAGTCGCTGTATTTGATGAACAATCATATCCTTGCGTATTTCCAGCAGTAATATCACCAGTAGTACTTACAATTCTATTTGGTTTGAATCCATCAAAACCACCTTGAAATGGTACTATAAATTTACGAGAGTTAACTGATGTAGTTACATCTGATAATGAAATAGAACCACTATTTGCAGCTGCAGATGATGGGAAATTAGCTCCACTTTCTTGGTTATAATCACCTAAGTAAAATGCCGTTCCAGCTGTTGCTGTTGCGGAATCAGGAAATACTGATAAATAATTTACGTTATCCGTTTTAGATAAATCAAAATTAAATCCAAAAAACTTTTTAGCGTTATATGAACTATTGATTTGTTGATTTGCTACAAATGCTGGATTTGGTAATGTAAATGCTGTTCCGTAAGGATTTTGCAATGCTGCGAATCCGAATGGTACTAATGATACATCAACTGCACCATTACCAACTGCGGTAGCTACTTCAACTCTAATATTTGCTGATAGGTTGTTATAATCACCATTTGTTGATAATTTACCATTTGCATCAACTGTAATATATTTGTCACCAATTACTCTAGCTATATAGTTTGGAGAATCAGGGTTTAAGTTACATCCTTGAAACGTTTCAACTAAATTTGGTCTGATATCCGAATCAACTACTCCTACGAATGGTGAACCAACAATTTTGTCCTGGTCAACTCTTCGTACAACTACTGTAAATGAACCATATTCAGAGCCAGGTACTGAACCTGCTATTTTAATATCTTGAATACCAATTTTAAACTCATAGTTTGTAGCAGTACCATGTGATAATGTATGGAACTTAAACAAATTAGTAGTGTTTCCACCAACTTTTTGAGATGTAATAAATGGTGTTGCAGCTTCTGTGTATGCTTTAGTATAATCAATATCAGAACTGGTTACTGCAGTTACTGCTACAGTTTCGCCTGTTGCGATTGATTCTGATTGAAATATTTTAAAGTTTGATAAAAGATATGCGTTTTCAGAACCTCTTGGGGAGAATCCTAATGCTTTAGTTATGTAGTTATCGTTTGTTGGATTTAATGAAGAGGAAAATACCTTTCCTGTTACAGTTGAACCTGTAATTGTTAATAAAAACTCCGAACCTGTGTTTTCAGATACAGGTAGTGGTCCACTAAATACATCAACATCAGATGTTACAGCCGTTGTTGGGTGTAATACTGCTACAGTTTTAATACCAAGCGCTGATGATGAAATTTGTAATGCTATTGGGTTTTCTAAAGTATACCCATCTTGTCCCAATACCCTAACGATTGTTGCTGTACCTGCATCTTCTAAATAAGCTTGTGCAGTATAAGGTAGGTATGAATCTTCTGTCAATCCTCCGAATACTTGTTGAAACTCTTGATACGATTGTACGGTCGTTGGTACAAACGCAGGTCCTTTTACAGTTGACCCTATTAATGCTGCACCAATTTCACCAATTCCTTGGGGTAGAAACGACAAGTCCTTTTCTCTGGTAAATACTCCAGGACTTACTATTCTTTCTGCCATTTTATTCTCCTATTAATTTCTTATTGTTTATATACTAATAAATACTTCTAAAAATTGGAAACGGTGATAGTTATTGTTTCGGTGTAAAAATACCTGTATTTATATCAAATTCACCATCACCATACTTTTCTTTTAAGTCTGCTGCTAGTGTCATTTCACTTTCTCTTATTTTTATATATGATTGTTGAAGTTCTTCTTTATAAGTCATCAACTGATTGTTTTGGTTAGCTAAAACTAACAATTCAATCTCTAATTCACCTAATTTAGCGGTAATATCTGAATAATCATCTCTAAATTTGTGTATTTTCTTTATTTCTTCTTCTTGAAACTTAATTACTTGCTTTTCTGTAACTTGTTTTATTTCTGCCATAACATTTTGTATTTTAATTTATTACTATCGTATATAAATATGATTATTTATTTAGAAAGTTTAGTATTCCAAACAATTTTTGAAACTCCGAATGCTTTTTGAGCATTTACAGTATTTCCTTTGTGTTCTGGAATTAAATATGCTTTAGCTGTAAGTGTTACGTTACTTCGTACAACTCTCTCTTCACCAACACCATTGGTAGTTTCAAATGAGTAAGAATCACCTTTGATTTGGAATTTATATCGTTGGCCGAATGAACCACCATTGAAATAGATTATTTGTTCAACTACTTTATTCAAATCTTCCATATAATCACACCATACAATAACATCATATGATATATTCACATAATCAGGTGTATCTATAATGTAGTTTTCTTGTACAGGCGATTGTCCTATTAATTCAGAGAATGAATCGTATTTGTTTTCTTGCGTATATTTCTTAGTAAACGTTCTTGAAGTATCATCATCAGTTAAAACTTTTAATTTAGCATATTCAGTATTAACTTCCAATGAATTTCGTTTGAATGTAATTAATGGTGCTATAATCTTACCACTACTATCTTTCATAAACCCATCACGTTGTGCAGATGCCCAATTTTCAGGAGTTGAATACATTACAGGAACAGGAATAAACTTTCCGTTCTCTTTAATAGTAGGTTTTACGTTAATCTCTAAGAAATCTTTAAAAGCTAAATCAATATCATAGATACCAACGGATGGCATCTTAACATCATCAGTTCTTCGAGATACTTGTTTGGCTTTATTCAATATGGGGTCATCTGAAAATGAACTTTGTGTTCTTTTCAAATCTACCTTCTCATCTCTATCGTTTCTGTATTTGTATGCCATATTATATTCCTATTGGTAAATCATTGTTATCTCTGTTTATACCAACTCTATAATCATCTCTCAAATTTAATTGAGATTTTTTAGCTACATGAGTTTCAAGCTTTATTGATAGGTTATAACCTTGTGTATCACCACCATCCCAAGTTTCAGGATTCTTTCCTGCAAAGTATTGATTTTCGGTTGTACTATCCACAACATGCTGTTCTGAATCCCACTCAATTACATCACCTATTTGGGGATATAAATTACTATCAACTAATGTATCTCTTAAAAAGAAAAAACTTACTATTCTAGTGTAATCAGTACCAAATTCATCGAATATTTGAGTTCTATCTGCTCTATCTATTATACATGGTAGTTTTACAGGACTGTAATAAGATTTAACCTTACCTTCACCATATACATTTACACTAGTCTCATCGATTACTAATTTATAATAATAAACCTCTGTATCAATAATATCATTGATAAGTTCCTTATTAACCTTTCTAAATAAACTAGCATCTCTGCTTCCACCAAATAGTGCCATATTATTATCCTATGTAAACAGCTCTAGGGATTCGACTTAGAGTTGATTCCATAAATTCAGATTCATCCTTTTGGGCTTCTAATAATGATTTACGAGAAGTTGCTTCTAAGTTTTCTCTTAATTCTGAAATTAATATTTCTTTTTCTGCTGATGCTTCACCTCTTAAATCAGCCCCATCTAATGTTATTTCTGAGTTAGGAATTGGTACTGAACTAAACTTAGCTCTTACTGCACCTAACATTTCTTTTGCTAATGCTAATGAGTATTTATGAATCCAACGCTTTCCTACATGATTAACTTTTGTATAAGTAATCCTATCATAAGGTACATTTGAATAATCAGATACTACTGAATTAGAAATAATACCATTACTTCGTTCATCCTCTAAAATGTAATGAAAGTGTATTTTGTATGCTACTGTTGGGATTGGGAATATTCTAATTCTATTATTTTGAATATCGAATCCATATTGTGACCTACGAATCATATCATTGAACTCAATTGCTTGAACTTTAAGTAAATCGCTATAAAGTGGTTGCATCATAAATGAAACGCCTGGAGAATAGTTACCCCATCCAAATGCATCCATTAGATTATCAGAACCAACACCTGCACCGGCTAATGGGTCAAAGTATCTTACCATAGCAGGTGGTGCATCGTGTAACATCTTCTTAATTTCAAATTTATCAACTCCAGCAGTACCACTTTCTAATGAAGCAACTGATGATGTAGTTAAATCATAAACTTGCTGACCTGCCACAGTACTGAATGAGCCTGTATAATATGTTAATCTACCACCACTACCTACTTCCGAACCATAATCCTTTGCAAGTGATACTAACCCGCCCATATTTCCATCAAGTTGAGTTTGTGAAATGTTAGAACCAGTCGGAGAGCCTTTTAAATTTAAAAGATTCTCTCTAATGTTAAATTGATTGACTTGTGTTGAATATTCTGTAACTGCTTCTTCAAAGCAAGTATAGAAGTTAATGTCTTGTAATTCAATATCAACAATTGGATAACCCAATCGTTTGGCACACCAAGATGATACTTTATCTGCATCTTGCTGAAACTCATAATCATTATCATAATGTCCAAACGGTGTCATATCTGGAAAGAATGATGATGAACCTGGCCATATTGGAATTTGTACTGCCATTAATATCTCCTATTGTTTATTATAAATATGGTAGATTGTTATAATCCAATTTTATATTGGGTATTCAGTTATACTATTTTCGGTGGCATACCACCCATCACCCTTAAAACTATCTACTCTAGCTTCTAATAATTCCTCAGTTTCGAATTGTTCTAATATCGGTTGATGGGTTGTCATAGTTTGATTTGATTGAACTTCACCATAGTGCCATATATCATCCGATTGGTTATATGCCAAATACCAGATGGGTTGGATTGGATTACTTATTATATTTGCCATATTTATTTCCGTTTTTATGCAGAACCACCATCGATGATAGTCCAACTATAACTATTAATTAATTGAGCTCGGGATGCCGATGCATCATTCCCTGGTGTACCTGTATATGTGGAGTTCCCGCCATGAAAAGATACGTTAGATTGAACATCTTGATTAGCCCACCCTATGAGTGTCGCATCGTAGTTTTCAGTTGATAATGCAGCACCACTAAACATTAAAGCCATACTAGTTACATTACTCACATCCCAATCCGCCAATGATTGGTCGAATGCGGTGGCGTCCCTAAATACCCGCCCCATATTTGTTACGTTGGATGTATCCCAATTATTAAGTGGTTGATTGAATGATACGGCACCTTCAAACATAAGAAACATAGTCGTAACCGAACCAACATCCCACGAATTAAGTGGTTGATTGAACACCAATGCGTTATTAAACATAAAGGATGTATTAGTTACATTGGATGGAATCCAATTATCAATAGGTTGGTTAAATTTGTGACAGGTTTGAAAGCAACTCTGCATGTTCGTACAACTACTTGATATTGCTAATTGAGCAACGGGTTGATTGAACACCTGACATCCCGCAAAGAAATGGTTTAACTCTCTAAAAATTGGCAATCTCCAGCTGGTAAGTGGTTGGTTGAATTCCCTTGCGGTCAGAAAAGCTCTATATCCGTAAATTACGTTTGATGTATCCCATCCATCGACTTTTCCGTTAAATTTGTAATTGTTTTCAAACGTCTGTCTAATGTTAGTAATATTAGAGGTGTTCCACTTATTAAGTGGTTGGTTGAATCGCTCACACCCCTCAAATGTTAGATAAAGGCTAGTTTTATTATCCATATACCAATCATTGAGTGGTTCGTTAAAGCTTACATTGTCCTGAAACGCATTGTTAATATTAGTGATTGTTTTTATATCCCAAGTGCCTATATTACGAAATGGGTTTCCACCAACAACATCAGTTCCCGACTGAGCGAATGCTCGTTCTAATTGAATACCTGTAATGGTAGGCCTATCCATAGCTGTTATGTCACAATTTCTAGTTCCCCAAAATCCGCGGATTGTTGCTCCTAATGTGGAACTTCCCCATTGTTTAATTTCTAATATTTTTAGCTTATCCCCACCATTGTTGAAATGAAATGCACCAATTGTCCCATTCAATGTAACAGTATACGTTCCAGCTGATGCGTATGTATGTGTTATTTCCGCTGCATTATATGCGGTTATTGTATCGGATGTACCATCCCCCCAATTTGCAATAAAATTATTAGTTGAATTATTAAGTAATGGTAGTGTAATTTGGTCATTATTACTTGTCCCAGTATTATCTGTTTTCCATACTGATATGAATGAATTGTTATTTAGTTGTATCCCCATTATATAAACCTATTTTTTGTTGCGTTATAATTTTGAAGGACTTCTTGGGATGTTAATACTCTATCATAATACAATGTGTTATGTATTTTACCATTTAATGGGTAATTACCTCCACCTAACTCTAGTATTCCAGACGTGCTCGGAGTACCTCCACCACCATGTATAACAGTTTGACTAATACCATTAAAATAAAGAGTACAGTTATTTACTATTGTAGTGGTATTAGTTCCACCAACTCCAGTAAATGTCAGACATAGATTATTAGGTGCCGTTCTATCGTGGGGCACTTGCATACGGAATCCTTTGCTAGTACCTCCCCCCGTTCTCCAATAACTAAATATTAGATTACTACTTGACCAATAAAACCCTACAAGTCCAAAATTATTTGTGCCGCCATCTCCCCCCATTACAAAACAACTATCATTTTGTGTACAGTCTGAAGTCCATAATTGAATTGTAAATGCAACATCTGCCCAATTGGTAGCAGTTACTGGAGTAACTATCTTATCATTAGAACCATCAAAATCAAAAGCTCCAATAAATGTAGTATCATGTGTAGTTCCATTAGTTAGTGTACTATCACTATTTCCTGATAAATCTTTAACTGCAGTTCCACTACCAGGATATGATTTTTTATTTGCAGCATCTACAGAGAATACTAATCCATCTGTTACTATTGATTTACCTAATTTCATAATCCGAACCTACTATTGAGTTTCCTCTGATGATAACCATATTATTTATACCTTGTTTTTGTTGCGTTGTAATATTGTTTTGCTTCAATTGCGGATAGTGCTCTATCATAGAAATGAATTTGCCCAAACAACCCAGTCCACTTGTTCTGTGTAGTGAATCTAGCACCAATTGTGTAGTTTATACCGAAATCTTCATCAACAGAGATTTGAGACATATAACTATCTACTTCTATTCCAGCTAAATATAATTTTGAACCATTACCATCACTTGTAACAATCATACAATGCCATCGATTTAGGAATAATGGGTCATCGGCTGCGTGAGTGCTGGAAAACTTATATCGTAATTTTTGGCCAATGTTTATATTTGCATCCCCATAGTTAGTTAAAAAATAAGTTCCTGCATCATTCCTACCATCACCGAAGTACATAATATCAGAAGTCTTATTGTAAAACCACATACATTGAGTCATAGTAGTACCTTTTGATAATGCTTCTTCTACTCTCATACCCCTACCACCACTAAAATCAAAATGGCCGCCAAAAGAACCACTTATTTCTGGGAATGTCCCT